CCTCACTCTTAAAACCAATACATGTGAGATTACACATTGATAATCTCATAAACACTGAAGGGTAACCAATATAACGACCTTCTCCTTCTAGTGTATAGAATACAAAATCATCAGATAAGAATAGGGTTTTATTAGAATTAATTTCGCTCATATTTTATTATATTATAGATAATTAACTTTTCCACTCACCGTTATAAATTGTTTCATAGCATGCACTATTGCCTTCATGTTCCCATACCTCTACTTTAGAACACCAGCATCTTTCTTTAGTTAAACCTTTTACATATAAATTTGCTTGGTTATAACAAAACTGTGCAAACTTTTCAATACCCACCCCGTCAGTAAAAGTTCTAAGATCAACTATACCTTTAGTATGTAGATCTTTAAAGGTATCTATTTCTGGGTCTTTAATCCATACACAAGTTGTATGATCAAATGTTTCTTCTAAAGAAGACTTAAGACCTTTAAGACCACCGAAATCTACTACCCAGTTATTTTCATCTAGTTCATTACATTCAAACCAAAATTTAGCTTGTAAACGGTAACCATGTAATAACCGACAATGGCTTTTTGCGAAAGGTTGACGAAATGCACAAGAACCTAACGGAATTACTTTTGTAGACGTATATTTGCCCATATACGTATAGTAACACAAAAAACTTAAAATTCAACCGCTATTTAAGCTTATCCAAGTATTTTTCTATCCAATCTTGTAGTATCTCTTCTTTAATGTCGGGTGGTGTACATAACATTGCATTACTGTCTTCATCTTCTACTATAAACAGTCCTTTTATTAGTACACCTCTTTCTTCTTTTGTATCTATAGAAAAAAAGATAGGTGCTCTTTTATCCTTAATAACTGTATTTCCAGCTAATATTGAATGTACAAGATTAAATTGTTTAAATTCGTTTAGTTTTTCATACTTTAAAAGTACGTTTGCAAACTCTTTACGTGCTGAGCTGCTTTTAAAATATAAAAATAATGGTATTCTTTCGCTATTATATATTTTATTACGGTACTTTAGTTTCACGTTTATTAGTACTTAGTTAACGATAAGTATAAATAAATGCAAAACGACAGGAAAAGCTCTTTTAATGAAACTTTTAATATGATTCTCAACGAAGCTATCCCTCCAATTGAGTTTGTAGTACCACCCCCAGCTCATGTACAAACCGTTGACAAACCTGCTTATAGTTTTGCGGATTTTGCTAAAAAAGATCAAATGCGTAGAGTTGAAGCTGTAGTTGCATGTATTGTATTGGAAGCAGCTGGTGAGGGTAGAACCGGTATGGAAGCAGTAAATGAAGTTATACATAATAGAGCTGAAAAACAACATAAATCACTCTACGACATAGTTACCGCTCATAAACAATTTTCATGTTTCAATGCAGGTGTAGATGCAGCTATTAAAAAAGCTAAACACGATCCACATTTTAAATCTAGATGGGATTTAGCTATACAGATACTACAAGCACCACTTACCAATCACACAAACGGCGCTACATACTATCACACTACAAAAATACAGCCTTACTGGGTAAAAGATTTAGTTGACAAAGGATACGAAACAGTGACTGTAGGTCACCATAAGTTTTATTACCTTTAAAGACCTTCTACTATATCTTTAATTCTTTTTTCTACTTCATCGGCATTAGAAGTAGTAACGTGTGTATCAAAAATAGCTTTATCTGCCTGGCTAATTGTATCTGGATTGACTGCTAAGCACTTTAATGCTAATTCAACCAAAAACTTTTTACCTTCAGGTGTCATTGGTTGAGGTTCTTCTGGAGCAGGGGCTGGTGCTGCAGCAGGAGCAGGAGCTGGTGCTGGAGCGTTAGGATCTTGCTGCGGCCCGCCAGTTTGATCTAAACCAGGTTGTTCTCCAGCTTCTCCTAATATACCGTAATATATTTCGTTTATCTTTTTATTAAATTTGCTCATGTTATTTGTTTTATTGAGATGGTGGTACGTAAGGACCTTTACCAGCTAAGAAGTTTTGTAATGCTTTAATTCTCTGTTGACTTGTTTGTTGTAAGGTTTGAAGTTCTGCTTTAGCTGCTTGTTTTTGTGCATCTGCTGCTTTCTTTACAGCTGCTGCAGTAGCTTGTTGTTGGGCAGTACTTGTTGCTTGTGTTTGAGCAGTAGGTTGAGGTTGAGTTAATGCAGTACCAGGGTTCGCGCCTGGATTTGCACCGGAAGATGTAGGTTGACCAGATAAATTACTGGCATATTGTTCAATAAGCTTAAGAAACTTACTGTTTGTTTTAAAACCTTCGTAAAACTTGTCCATTTGTTATATTTACTAGCTTACAACATTTTTAAAAGACATACTCTTGATTTTTTCTGGATACTCTTAATATAATACCAGGAGATAGAGGTTGAAGTACTATATTCACATTCCTCCATAATATGAATTAAAAAGCCCTTGCGGGCTTAAAGGCTTGTCAGCCTTTTATAGGTTCGCTTCGCTCACCTTATATAATTATTATTATTATATATAGGAGGGGATTTTTAGAGCTGGGTTCTTGGAATTAGTTTTATGTTTTTCAAAGAAGAGTTTTATTTTTCTTTGGGAATACTTGCTGAAATCAAAATTAAAACGGTATTGTTTTATATTATTTGTTAGTTCAATTGTTTCCCCTGTTTTATCCGATAATACATTAAAATCTACAGTATCCTGATATATTGGTATAGGTATTGACTTTGCAATGTATAACAACTTATTAATAACGTCTTGATCTATGTTAGCATTTTTGTTAATGTAAAATATTGTATTTTTGTAATTGTTAAGATCTTTTTGGATTTTTGTAACGGTTTCTAAAGTAAAATAGAGTAGCATTTTACTTTTATCTCTAGTAGTTATACTACTTTCATCTAAACCATAAACATTATTTAAATCCGTATAATACCAATTTAAAACATCCCTTGCTGTAGTTTCAAAATCAACTACTATTAGATTTAGGGCTATTTTTTGGGTTTTCATTTAACAATATACTAGGAGCTGCTAGTTTTAAGTCAAGCAAATTTTTAAGTAAAGCATTTGGCGCTCTACCCATTCTACAATTTATAATACCATTGTAGAATCCTTCTTTTAATAGTACATCATTATCAAATTGTAATTTAGCTTCATAATAAGCTAATTCAAATTTACTTTGACAAAACTTTACTATTTCAAATATAAACTTATCTTTACCGTGTTTTATTATATCTTCGTTAACATCATTTGAAGAAGATGTATAAGTTTTCCAATCTGTTTCTATTTCAAAATGCCTTTTATTTTTTTTACCTTTTAAAGGTTTTAACTTTTTGACCGTTTTGATTTGTTTTTTACCGATATATTTTTTACCATTAACCGTATTGGTAATAATATAAATAAAACCGTAAGGGAGATTGTTACTGTCGATAGAAAGGGTAGTTTGCCAATGACCTAAATCCATTTGTAAGGATTTACAAAGATTTTGGTAATGTTCTACGGATCATTTTAAACGGTGTCTTAAACCCAGGATTTTTTTTAGGTGCTTTAAATTTGCTTTTCTTTTTAGGTTTTTCTACCTCTGTACCAAAAAGATTACGAGCATCATCAGGCGGGCCATATACACTAGGACCACTTTGACCAATATTACCAGGCGGGTTTGTATTAGCTAATCCTGCAGTGGTAGTAGTCATACCTAAACCTGCATCTTCTAATATTTCTTTTACCCTTTGATTGAATCTTTTCATGTTGAATTTTTTGTAATATACGTTATACTTATACAGTTAAATATGGAGCTACCAGACTTTGATCAAATTTTTACTAACTATCAAAACGAGATAGTACAGGATATAAGGGTTGATGAATTATCCTTAAAAGATAAAGCTATGATTATACCCACTATAAAGCACAAATGGGTAGCTAGGATGATGATACATAAATCACAACTTAAAAAATTCGCTGATGCTAAAAAGAAAGCTATTAGAGCTATATCAGCCAATCAACCTGTTGCACTTAGTAAACAAGCTGTTGATCAAGCTACCTTTAACAACCCTGACATTATTAAGCTTTCTGAATGTATAGAAAAGCTTGAAACCTTAATAGAGTATCTTGAAAAGGTAGAAAAACTCACAAGCTCACTTACATTTGATTGTAAAAATGTAATTGACCTACAAAAACTGGAAACGACGTAATGGTAGTTGAGTTTAATTATGATCCGAAACGTAAAGAGGTAAAAATAGTATCAGATTACCTCAGCAACATTAAAGAACATTTTAGTGTAAAGAATGCTGCTGCACGTTTTAATCGGTATCAGAGATTTCTACCTCAACGTATATATGCTATAACAAATTCAGGTTATTGCGGTATCGGGTTAGTACCAGAGATTATAGATTATCTTAAAACCCAGGCTATACCATTTGAAATTAAAACAAACCAGGAATATAGTGATATAGTACGGAAAACTCATATAGTTGGGCCGGGTTTAGATGAACTTGTAAAAAAACTTAAAAGTAATTTTGAGCTTAGAGATTACCAGCAGATAGCTATTAACAATGCATTAGATAAAGGTTACGGAGTGGTTGAACTAGCAACTGGTGGTGGTAAAACCTTAATTATTGCTAATTTAGTATATGCTGCGTTACATCACATAGAGCCTACAGAAAAAATACTAATAGTTGTTCCTGATTTAGGTTTAGTTTCCCAAACATTTAAAGACTTTACATCTTACAACTTTCCTATGGAAATAGTAAGCAAGTGGACTGGAGACTCTGAATTAGACCCTAATGCCCGTGTTATCATTGCTAATATGGGTATTTTACAAAGTAAACAGTCAGATATTACTTGGTTCAACAAAGCAGGCTTGTTAGTTGTAGATGAGTGCCATAAGTTACGTAGAGGTAATAAAGTTTGTAAGTTAATTGATAAAATTCCTACATTGAGACGTATTGGGTTTACAGGAACATTACCAGAAAATAATATCGATAAATGGAACATAAACAATTACATCGGACCGGTAATCTTTAAAAAGACTACTACTGAATTAAGAGAAACAGCTGGTGGAAAATATATAGCTAACGCTCAAGCTTTAGCATTAAACATTGAATACAATGTTAAGCCAGATTATAATGAAGTTTCAGCTTCTCAGCGTTACTTAACAGAGTTAGAATTTATTCATAATAGTGATTTTAGAAACCTTCTTATAAGTAAAGTAATTGATAAGTTTAAGAACAATTGTCTTATATTAATTGATCATATTGCACATGGAGAGAAACTGTATGATAAACTATCCACTAATTTAAAAGATAAGCAAGTATTTTTTATTCAAGGTAGTGTAGAAGTAGAAGATAGATTGAAAATACAACAATTAATGGAACAACATGATAATATTGTGTGTATAGCTATAAGTAAAATATTCTCTACAGGTATTTCTATTAAAAATATACACTATATTATCTTTGCTGCAGGCGGTAAGTCGAAAATAAAGACTTTACAATCTATTGGCCGCGGTTTACGTACAAATGAAAATAAGAGTGTATTAACTATTATTGATATCGTAGATAATTTAGTATACGGCAAAAAACACTTTCAAAAACGAAAAGAATTCTATGACCTTGAAAACATACAAACCACCATTAAACAAATCAACGAAAGCTGAAAAACCAGTGAAAGAAATATCTGAAACTAAAAAAGCTGTAGTAAAAGCTAAAAAGGAGTACTATGTAAATCCTAAAGATTTCACTGAAGAGCTTGAAAATTATTATAAATCTGGCGTTATTTCTGATAACCTTGCGTTAATGATAAAGAACATTGCTTATGGACTTGCACATGCTCCTAATTTTATTAACTATACGTTTAAAGAAGATGCTATAGGAGATTCTCTTATTAATATGTTTAATGCTTTAAAACAAAAGAAATATAGATTTGATAAAGGAGCTAATCCATTCTCATATTTTAATTCAATTTCTTTTAATTGTTGGAGAAGCCGTATTAAAAAGGAAAAACGTATGAGAGATACTTTAGCAGCATATCAAGAAGAGGTTTATAGTGTTATAGGACCACAAGTAGGGGTGGATGATCCTGTTAACCCTAATAAACGTAACAATAATGAAGCTAATTAAATCTAAGGTAGGGATATTTTCAGATCCACATTACGGAGTTCACCGTAATAGCGAAACATGGCACAAGACTGCTCTTGAACATGCAAAGTGGGCTGCTGCACAATTTAAACAAAGAAACATAAAAGATATAATTATACCAGGAGACATATTTCATGACCGTAATGATATTGCTGTTAATACTCTTCATAATGTTACTGATATTTTCGACGTCCTTAGGGACTTTAATATTATCATTACTGTGGGCAACCATGATGCTTTTTATCGCGATAACAGTACTATTAATTCAGTTTCTATTCTCAGAGGCTGGTCTAACATTACTGTTGTTGATACTCTTGTTGTGGCTGATCTTCAAGAGAAAAAAATAGCGTTCTGCCCTTGGGGACAAGATGTCAGTCAGATACCCGAATGTGATATAATCTTTGGCCATTTTGAAATTAATAGTTTTAAGATGAATGCATTTAAGATATGTACTCATGGATTAAAAGCATCTGATCTGTTGAGTAAAGCCAAGTTAGTTATAACTGGACATTTCCATCATAGAGAAGAACGCAAATATAAAGAAGGTACTGTTCTTTATGTAGGATGCCCATATCAACAAGATTGGGGGGATTACGAAACCACTAAAGGATTGTATATACTTGACTTGGAAACTGTAAAATACGAGTTTATTGAAAATACAATATCACCTAAATACAATAAATTAAAGTACACAGATATAGTTAATGAAGTTTATGAAGAAGAAGAACTTAAAACAATTATACAGAACAATATAATAAAGTTTTATGTGGATAAACAAGTAGAACCAGAAGTAATAGATAAAATAGTACGTAAACTATCATCTATAAAGCCTACTGAACTTACTATAGAATACGATTATGCTGAACTTTCAAAGTATAATGCAGAAGAAGCAAATGCTAAAAATTTTAATATAAGTGTTGAAAATTCTATACTAGAATTCATTGATTTACTTGATATTAAGAATAAAGATAAGGTAAAGACTTATATAACTGAACTTTACCACAAATCTATAAAAACATGAAAATTGGACTTGCAATCATAGCCTGTGACAGAATTGAATACACAAAAAAATGTGTAGAAAGTGTAATAACGAATCGAGGTAATGTAGATGAGCTTATTTTAGTTAATGATGGTATTAAAATACCTGACGGTACACTGAGTTCTGATATTGAAATCATGAACAATAGACCTCCGTATCAAACTGTAGGAGTAGCTAAAAACAATGCCATGCGGGTTCTTATGAATAGAAAGTGTGATCATATATTTCTTTTAGAGAACGACATGGTTATTAAATCACCTACTATATGGCAGAAATACATAGATACTGCCAATGCATCGGGTATCATGCATTTAAACTTTGGTTACCACGGACCTGCAAACAGAACATCAGATTATAAAAGTGCTAAAGCTCGCTACATTGTAGAGTATCCTAATAACGTAAAGGTTGCTCTTAATTTAAATTGTGTAGGTGCACTTTCTTATTTTAACAAAATTTTTATTGAACAGGTAGGTTATCACGATGAAAAGTTTAAGAACGCTTGGGAACATGTAGAGCTTTGTCAAAGGGGCATTAAAACTGGGTTCTTACCTGCTTTTTGGTGGTTTCCAGATGTAGCTAACAGTGATGAATTAATAGAAGAAATACCAGGTTCAATACAAAATAGCTCTATATCTCATACTAAAATATGGACTGAAAATATGATTAAAGGTTCTGATTATTACAGAAAACTTCATGGTGTGTCTGCTGTAGAAAATAAAGATACTTCGTTAAGCGTTGTATTAGAAAATTTAAAAACAATTTATAAAAAATACAAAGTATGAAAGAGCTTTATTTAAAAGACAGTACATTTGCTCATTGTTTGTTTAGTAATAACCCGTTACCACCTAAAACATTTACGGACAAAATAAAGTGGAATCGTAATACTGGACCGTCTTTAGAAACTATCTATACTGACAATCATTTAACTGAATGTAACGGTGGTATTGGGTGGTTATTAGAATCAGTAGGTGTATCTCCTGCAAATTACGAATATGTTAAATTAAACAGCAACAAGTTTAAGACAATTTGGACACATGAAAAGGAATTATTAACTAGTCTTAGTAATGCTCGATTCGTACCGTTTGGTGGCTGTTGGATAGATAAAGTTGATTACAATCTCTATACAGAACAAAAAAATAAGTTATTTTCTATTATTGCATCAGGTAAGAATCAGTTACCTGGTCATAAATTAAGACACACTATTATTAAAGCAGGCGGTTCTAAAATAGATGTATTTGGTAATGGTTACAGACCTATACCAGACAAGATTACAGGCCTTAAGAACTATTATTTTCATTTTGTTATTGAAAACTGTAAGAGAGATTTTTATTTTACAGAAAAACTTATCGATTGTTTAATGACAGGTACTATTCCGATTTATTGGGGATGTCCTTCTATAGGCAATTTTTTTAATGTAGATGGGTTTATTACGTTTGACACTTTAGAAGAACTAAAGGAAAAACTCAAGCTTTGTACACCTGAATATTATGCAAGTAAGGCTCAAGCAATAAAAGAAAATTTTAAACTTGCACAACAATTTTTACTAGCTGAAGACTGGATATACGAAACAATATATGAAAATAAAGCTTCTTAACCCGCTTGTTCATCCATTTAATACTCAACACACGTTACCGTGTTTGCGTAATAATTTAACTTTTGTCAACGATAACGATGACAATTTTGACATTGGTCTTGTTTTAGACCCTGCTGCAAATATTACAACTTTTAGACAATGTCTGCAAAAAGCATATGATTGTAAACAAAAAAATAGACCAGTAGTGTATATAGTATATGATCCTTTTGGTTTTGCTGGTCCAGATATTTTTATTAAAAATAATTTATTAGATAAAATTGTTTTGTTTGATAAACAGTTTAAAGATAGATTTCCTACAGTAGAAACAATTATTTCTGAATATGTTATGAATGAAGCATTGTTTCCTGATAAGGTACCAGTTAAAACAGGTAATTTATGTTATTATGGACATTTAGGTTTAAATAGAAAATTACCACCTAATACTGTTCAATTAAAAAACGAACACACAGATATACCTATAACGTTTGATAGTTTAATTGCTGAAGATTTTAAAAAACTATTCAGAACAGTCAGTACATATCATGGAAGCGTTATAGTACCTTCCGGGAGAGATGAAGCTGGTAATGGTATTTTATATCATAATAAAGGTAAGATTGTTGAAGCACTTATGAGTGGTACAACACCTTATGTAACAAATAAAATAGAGTCAATTACATATCAGAATTATATTAACTTTGATATTAACATATCACCTAAGGTAATAAACATAAGTGAAATTAGAAAAATAAATCAAAAAAATATAGCCAAGCTTTGTAAAGTTATTACAAATAAATGAACATATTAATTACAGGCGGTACAAGTATGGTAGGTAAACATCTACGTAAATACCTATCAGGTTCTATTTATAATACATTTTATTTGAGCCGTAAAAACTGTAATTTAACTGATTATAAATCAGTTGAAGAAGCGTTTAATAAATTTAAACCTAATATAGTGGTGCATTTAGCTGCTAAAGTGGGTGGCATAATGGATAACATTAACAACCCGGTAGAGTTTTTTGAAGACAACATTTACATTAATACAAACGTACTAAAAGCAGCTTATAAGTACAAAGCAGAACGTTTTATAGGAATTTTAAGTACATGTATTTATCCTGATACATTACCAGTAAATCAGTATCCTTTAAAAGAAGAAACTCTACATTTAGGACCTCCAGCATTAAGTAACTTCTCGTATGGGTATGCAAAAAGATGTTTAGGTGTAC